ATCATGCGCCGGGGCGGCCTCGACTACCGTCAGGCCGAACTCGTCGCCGGTGTCGTCTACGAGCAGCGCCAACAGCCGATGACTATCGAGGACGGCGGCGGACGCACCATCGGGGACATCGCCGCCTCGTCGGACCGGCTCGCCAACGCCTACGCCCGGAAGGGTACGGCGCTCGGCTGCGTGGTGATCGACCACGCCCACATCGTCCGCCCGGCCCGCGCCTACCGCCGCGAGGACGAGGGGCTGAAGGAGGTGGCCGACGGGGCGCTGGCCCTGGCCAAGCACCTCGACTGCCCGGTGTTACTGTTGGCACAGTGCAATCGCGGCCCTGAGGGGCGCGAGGACAAGCGCCCCGGCCTCGCCGACATCCGCGGGGCCGGCGCGTTCGAGGAGAACTCGGACACGGTCATCTTCCTCTACCGGCCCGGCTATTACGCCGAGCGCACGCAGGCCTTCCGCGACGGCTGCCCGAACGCCCGGGACGACTTCGACCGGGTCCGGCACGACCTCGAGCTCATCATCGACAAGAACCGCGCCGGGCGCCCGAACCAGACCGTACGGGTCTGGGTCGATCCTGCGCTCAACGCCATTCGAGATCGGTGAGGCGGCGATGAAGGGCGAGTTCTACAAGATGGACTACGAGGCCTGGGACGAGGGCACCGACGGTCTGTCGCTCGAACAGGAGGCCGCATACCTCCGGCTCTGCCATCAGCTCTACCGGCGCAAGGCCTCGATTCCGAACGCTCCGGCGACCCTCGCCCGCATCTGGCGCTGCCATCCGAACAAGGCCCGCAAGCTCCTCGCGGACCTCGTGGCCGCCGGGAAGGTCGTCGAGAAAGACGGACACCTGACCAACACCAGGGTGACACGTGAGCTAGACGACAGGGAGACGCGCCGCACACAGAAGGCGGACGCAGGGCACACAGGAGGAACACGTACCCAAGACAATCGGCGTAAGTCCTTGAAAACGCTGTCGCCGGATCAAGCATCTGTCGTACCTCCGGACAAGCAAAATCAAGCAGAGAAAGAGGGAGAGGGAGAGAAAGAAGATACCCCTAAAGTCCCCAAGGGGACCGACACGGGGTTCGATCGATTTCGAGCCGCCTACCCGCCGAAGCACGTCAGCTTCCCGACGACCCAGGCCCGGAAACGCTACGATCAGGCGATCAAGGCCGGGGCCACTCCTGACGAGATCGAGGCCGGGGCGAAGGCCTACGCCGCCGAGCAGCTTCGCATCGGCAAATCCGGCACCGAGTTCGTGAAATCGGCCGACAGCTGGCTCTTCCAGCGCCGGTGGCTCGACTACGCCAAGCCGACCGGCGAGCCTCAGAGTGCACCGACGCCGAAGCTCAACCCTGAACAGGACCGCCGGCACCGCCTGCGCCTCGCCATCGATCACTTCCGCGACGAGTGGCGCCAGGGGACCGACGAGCAGTACCGGCCGGGCACGTCCGGCTGCACCACGGCGCCTGAAATCCTCGAGGAGGCCCGCCTGGCGGTGGCGACCGAGCGCATCCTCACGGAGCGCCCACCGGCGACCAATGCCGCCTGAAATCCCCACCCCGTCGCGTACCGAGAGCCCCCATGACCGTCCAAGCGAAGAGCCAGCGAGCGAAGGGCAAGCGCCAGCGGGAGCGCGAGCGCCGCCAGCGCCGGGAGTTGCGCCGTACCGAGCGGCGCGGAGCCGTTGGCACCTCTGCTGCGCCCGGTACGGCCCAGGCCACCCCCAGCGCCCGCAGCATCGCCGATCCGATCTACGGGGTGGCCTCACCCGTCATCGATCCCTCCCTGTGCTGGTTCATCGCCAAGACGATGCCTCGCATGGGCGACCGGGCGCTCAAGGCGCTGCAGGACGCCGAGGTGGTGACCTACCAGCCCCGCTCGACCGAGGTGGTGGTCCGGCGCGGCCGCCGCGTGATCCGCCGGACGCCCATGCTGATCCGGACTGTGTTCATCGGGGTGCGGGACCTCGCCCATCTGGACACCGCCCGGACCAGCATCGGCGTGGCCGAGATCGTCTGCCGTCCCGTCGAGGACACCGCCACGGAGGGCAACATCGCCGGCCCCGTCCTCAAGCCCGCCCGGCTCGACGCGGAGGGCCTGCAACGGTTCGTGGACGTCATCGCCCGGGGCGAGATCGTGGAGCCCGTGGGCATCAAGGCCGGGCAGAGCGTGATGGTCACCACCGGGCCCTTCGCCACCTTCCCCGCGATCGTCGAGGAGATCCTGCCGAACGACCGGCTGAAGGTCGCCGTCAGCCTGTTCGGCCGGCCTTCACCCGTGGAGCTTGGGATCGCGGATGTGCAGGTGGGGTGAGCATTGACTTACAAGGCATGGGGAGCTGGGCGAGGCGAAAACCCAAGGGTGAGATTCTGCGCGGGCAATTTTATGCCAACAGAACTCAATCCGGACGCTGCCTTCGATTGCGAAAATGCTTCTATATTGCAGTTATACGTTCGATTAGGTCTTCTATTTCAGTAAAATTCAAGGTCTGAAATATTTCTTCCAGAATGATGTAAAGCCTTCGGCATAATATATAGCTATGCCCTTAATCGAAAGGGCCCTTTGTGATGAATGGCGAATGTCAGCTACAAGCTCGCTTGCAAAAACTTGGGCTTGACGTGCTCGTTCATGATCAGCAGTGCGTGAAACACTGCCATAATTCCCCCCGGTCAGTGCATCCCTAAATTTGTCCAGCAAATCCGAGTTTTTTTCTCCGTTACGATGAGAAATTCGCTCTGTTATAACGTCAAAGCTGCGATCAATTTTAGTTTGGTAGCCAAGTAGGTATGCTTCGTTCAAGACTTGTTTTTGATGACTTTCAATCTGTTCCGAAGTTGTGCTGACGATAGAATCGATATCAATTTTGGGCAGCGTCCAGTATTCTGTTGCAACTCGGGATGCATCAAAAATCGAAGTGCAGCATTCATCCACATTGGCTATCCAAATGTCTCGACCGTATTGCCAGAACCTCAAGGTTCCTGCGCCGGCCAAGCCCAGAATGGCACCCACCACGATCTGCGCAGGTTCAAAAGGCATTACACTTCACCAGCCGCCGAATTGATATACCACCAGACTTGATCGGGGTATCTTTTTAATCTAGGTTCACTAGCCACAATTTTCAATCTACTTCTAACTGTATCAATGTTAAATCCAATTCTGAGCAAGCCACCGAATGCCTCCTCAAGAAAAGACGAGGGAAGTCCCATTACTCCATCTAGATTTACCTCTACATTTTCATCGCCTCTGAGGGCGGGGCCTAGGATCTGGTCTCGAAATTTTTCTCCATTATTTGGCCCATCAGTAGGAAACCTTCCAGCGGGGTACTTGCTGTAAGCTTCAGCTATTACAATAGTGCGTGTCATGACGTCCCTCAAAATTGCATGTGCCACGATATCAGAGTTCCGGGTAAAGGTGTACTCATGCTCCGCACGGACGGGCGCGCTCCTTGTCCCTTTGAGTAAGTTCCACGCGTTGACCAAATATTAAATTCCGCTTTCGCGCAATGATCAACTAATGACACCATCGATGGCAATCCGTGGCCTCGATGCTTTTGTCCTGTAGATGATGCGCCGGGCTGCATGGCCTTCTCTATTAAATGACCATCTAATGAATTGTTGGGCAGATATGTTTTGCTTGGGAACGTTTTTCGCCAAACTCTTTCGAATTGCTGGTTCGGCTGTGAATTTCTAATCGAATACGGAATTCCAACACCACTATCGTACGCAATCAGCTTGATTTCCTTGGTTGTATGCCGAACAAGCCCCGTGATCCACCAGCCTCGAAAGTGAGGTGGATCAAATATGTAAGAGTTTGGATAGGCATGCTGGCGCACGTTAACCAGAGCCTCAATCAAAGCGTCATATAGTTCTGGAAAATTCATAATTTCGGCGACCCCAAGTCTAGATAGGAGTTCGCTTACTTCTTCTCCATCTGCCTCGCTTCCCGATTTAAACCTAAGTATACGAATATCGCTACTTCCAGAAACAATGACTCCATCAACATCGACATTCGTTATGTTCATAAAGCCAGTATGCCGTAGGATCAATTTCACCCTTTCGTCCCATAATTCAAAGTTGACTGCACCATCGATCCTGGCCCCTGTCTTTAAATGGGTATCGAATATGGATGCAAGAATAAGGGCTACCCCTATTGTTATGCTTTTTATGGTAGAGAAATCGTAATAATCAGATACGATGGGACATTCGAGCGCAATCTGCCGCTGTCGCATGTAATCGCTGATTGAATCTTTGTTCTCAAATCTCGTCCTGCCATCTAAGATCATTTCATTAATAAAGGCAGCAGTTTCTTCAAAATTATCCCTTAAAGATAAGATTGAAGGTGCAGGTTTTACCTTTCCGACTGAAATAGCATTAGATATTTTTCCGCTTTTATATACGGAAACAACAAATTCATTTGATTGAATTCTGTCTCGGTTGTACGAGAATTTCTTTAGCATTAATGCGCCATATGCTTGTGATTGATGGTCAGATACATAAAGAAAAGCACTTTTTGCGATAAAACACTTTGTGGAATGGGTCTCATTCAGATCCCTCCGGTAATGTCTTGCCGCATATCCTGCAATGCTTGGATTGCGAGCAGCGTGCCAACCCCCTTTCCCCCAATAGGGCGAACCCGATCACCGTTAAATCCTGACCCACGAGGCGGTGGGGTGGGCATACAGAACGCTTGAAGTAATTCGCCTTGTGAGCCGGCGGGCAGGGCCTCGGCCGCTCGGTCGGAAAGGGAGGGCTTTTGATCGGACATCTCACGCCTTCGCTTCTGGGCCAGCCAGTGCGCCCAGGTCACCATGGCGATGATCACCACGTCAATCCGGCCGTCTCCATCTTCTACGCCGCCATTCAGGCGCCGACGGGGACGAAACTCCCCCATGGGAGTTGCCCAAACCGGGCACAGCGGTCACCCTGCCGGGTATGACGTGTTCGTTCGCCAATCGGCTCGCGCAGCAAGCGCCATCATCGAGCCTTCGGGACCTTGATGATGTGGTGTTGACCGTCGCCCTGATTAGCGACGACGGATCAACGATCCCCGCTGGCACCGAAGGGACGATCGTAAGCGTCCATGGCGAAGGCGAGAGCTACGTGGTCGAGTTCGCAGAGCCGCTCGGTGCTCTCGTCACGGCTGAGGCGCACGAGGTCTGCGCCGTAAAAGCCCCCGCCCCATAAGCGGCAAGACGATGGAGATACCCGGAATCATCGTTCCGCGAGCCAAGGGTTCGGCCTGCCTGGCGTTCAAGGGGATGGTTCACGGCTCTGGATGAGAGAAATACCCCTCCGTAATGGCATTGCGGAGCGCACGGTCATGTATTAGATTGCCGCCTGACACTGTAGGCGCTGTACTCTCCCGCGACGGGATCGACGTTGAGCCCCTACGGAGACGGGTAAACCCGCTTCTCCACCTTGTAGGCTGGTTTTGAAGATCGTCCCCCACTGGTGGACTCTCGGACTAGCACCAACCCATTCTTTGCCGAGTAGAGCAACTCGGCAGCGGTGCGGGAGTTCATGAGCGAGCGCTTGAATCGCCCAGTCCGATCGGTCAGCATCGCCTCGCTCACTTCTTGAAGGCCGCCGCCATGTTTTACGACTCGGTGCACAGGCTACGTCTCTGGCTCTGGAGCCGTCAGGAGCGGATGCTGGAACGCACCCACCGGCTGAGACGAGCCGAAGGCGCCTCGTCACTTCCCGGCGGCACCGGAACGGCCGGATACGGGGCAGGTGCCGACGCTGGCCTCCACGCAGGCGCGTTCTCCGGATACGCAAACACCAGCATCAACTCGGCGACCTGCTCCGACGGTGGGTCGTCCTGCTCGTCGAGTGGCGACAGCGGCAGCTACTGACCCGGATCCATTCCCTCGCCGCCCAGCGGGGTCTTCCTGCGAGGCCACCATGACCGGTCTCACCTTCTCCGGCGACGGCCTGCTCCAGCGCTTCTCGAACCAGCTGGGTGAGCTCGGCGCCCGTGCCCCTGAAGTGGGACGGCGGTCCTATGGCGGGGGACCCTGGGAGGCCCGGGCGTATACGGGTGGTCGGGGTCCCCAAAGTTTTTAGCGCCGGGGTCCCGAAACCCGGTAACGCGCTGGGGTAACGGGTAACGGGTAACGCTCCGATGGCAGACCCCGAACCGAAGATCCTGATGTCGCAAGCCGAGTTCGCCCGGCGGCGCGGCGTGTCCAAGAAGACTGTTACCGAGTGGAAGGGCAAAGGCCTCCTCGCGATGACGGCCGATGGAAAGGTCGACGTCGAGGCGAGTGAGTGGAACCTCGATCAGCGCCCCGCTTCCTATCGCGGTGGCACGGCGCATCGGCCGGTGCGAACGGTCCCGAAGCCCGAACCGGATCCGCGCGAGGCAAAGGCGGAACGTGCCAAGCCCAAGCCGGCCGAGGCGTCATCCCCGAGACCTTCCGATGGCGATGAGGACGGAGATCCCGACCCGGACGCCGAGAATCTTCCGACGCCGGAGGCCATTCGGCGCAAGGAGAATTTCCTCGGGCTCCAGCGCAAGCAGGAGTTCAACCGCAAGCAGGGCCAGCTCGTCGACCGGGCCGCCGCCGAGAAGCTGTTCTTCGACACGGCCCGTAACCTGCGCGACGCCTGGGCCAACTGGCCAGCCCGCATCGCCGTCGTCATGGCCGACGAACTGAAGGTCGATGCGCGCACGCTCAACACGGTCCTGACCGCGCATGTCCAGCAGCACCTCCGCGAGCTCGGAGAGCCCGAGGCCGACCTACCTCGATCTCGCGAGCCTTGAACGGTCCTGGCGCAAGGGGCTGACCCCGGCGCCGGACCTCAACGTCGTCGAATGGGCCGAGGAGTATCGCAAGCTCAGCAAGGAATCGTCGAACGGGGGCAAGTTCGTCACCGCTCGCGTCGAGGTGGCCCGCGGCCCGATGCTGGCCGCCACCGAACCCGGCGTCGCCACCATCACGCTGATGGCATGCACCCAGCTTCTCAAGACGACCGTGATCGAGAACATCCTCGGCCGGTTCATCCACATCGACCCGTGCCCCATCCTCGTGGTGCAGCCGAAGGACGACGCGGCCGAGACCTTTTCGAAGGACCGGCTGGCCCCGATGATCCGCGACACCAAGGTGCTGCGGGATCTGTTCGGCGACGCCAAGGCGACGGATGCCGGCGCCACCCTGACGCATAAGCAGTTCCCCGGCGGGCACGTCACCCTCGTCGGATCGAACAGCCCGACCAACCTCGCGATGCGGCCGATCCGGCTGCTGTGCTGCGACGAGATCGACAAGTACCCGCTTTCAGCCGGCGGCGAGGGGCCGCCCATCGACCTCGCCGAGGAGCGCCAGGCCGAGTTCAAGACCAACAGCCTCAGCGTTCGCGCCTGTTCCCCCACGGTGGCAGGGCGCAGCGCTATCGAGGCGTCCTACGACGAGAGCGACCAGCGCAAGGCCTTCGTCCGGTGCCCGCATTGCGAGGACTGGCACCCGCTCGAATGGGAGCAGGTGCGCTTCGACAAGGACGAGGGCGGGAAGATCCGTGCCGAGACGGCGCGGTACGAATGCGTCGGCTGCGACAAGCCCTGGACCGAATCGCAGCGCCTCGTCACGCTGCGCAAGATCGAATGGCGCCAGACCCGAGCCTTCACCTGCTGCGGTGAGAACCAGGTGCCGGAGCGCTGGGCGCCCGAGACGCACGGGGTTCGGCGGGCGCTATGCCTCCACTGCGGGACCATGGCGGTCCCCAACGATCACGCCGGGTTCGTCGCGTCCAAGCTCTACGCACCGAAGCAGACCATCCGCGAGACGGTGGCGAAGTTCGCCCGCGCGCTGAGACGGGGGCCGGAGGCGTTGCGGACCTTCTTCAACACCCAGCTGGCCCGGACGTGGAAGGAGGGCGCCGACGCCCCGGACTGGCAGGACGTCTACACCCGACGGGACAGCTACCTCGCCGGTACCGTGTCCCGGGGCGTCCTGATCCTGTTCGGCGGTGTCGACGTCCAGAAGGATCGTCTCGAGGTCAGCGTCTGGGGCTTCGGCCGCAACCGGGAACGCTGGCTGATCGAGCATCGCGTATTGCCCGGCGACACGAACCGCGCCCCGGTCTGGAAGGACCTCGAGTCGATGTTCGGCGAGACCTGGGAGCACGAGAGCGGCGCCGACATGACGGTGCGCGACTGGGGCATCGATTCGAGCGGCTTCACCGCGGAGGTCTACGCCTTCGTGCGCAGTCAGGCCGGGCGACCGGTCCACGCGGTGGACGGCCAGGACAGCTATGCCGCGGCCTTCCTCGGCGTTGGCGCCAAGGATGCGACCCCGGCCGGCAAGAAGCTGCGCCGCGGCCTGAAGACGATCCGGATCGGAGCGTCCTTCGCCAAGCAGGAACTCATGGGGTGCCTCGCGCTCCAGAGGCCGAGCGAGGGCAAGCCGTTCCCGGCCGGGTTCGTCCACCTGCCGCGCGACGTCACCGAGGATCAGGTTAAGCAGCTCACGGCCGAGGAACTGGTCACCCACGTCACCCGTGGCCGCACCCGCCGCGAATGGGTGCCGATCGGCGGACGCCGCAACGAGGTTCTGGACTGCGCGAACTATGCCCGGGGTCTGGCCGCCATGCGCGGATGGGACCGCTGGCGCGAGACCCATTGGCGCGAAC